GAACCAACTTCAGCATTAGAAGCTGCTTTAGCTACACCAGTTAGACTGATACCAACATCTTTTGCATTAGCTTCACCAGCTTGATGAGCTACAGCCTCAGTACCACCAACAGCAGCAACATTGCCAATGCCGATAGTTATACTTTTAACATCAACTGCTGTTTTACCAGCAGAAGCAGCACCAGTAGCTGCACTAGCAGTACCAGCAAAACTTGAACTACTAGTGTTATAGCCAGTAGTTTGGTTTTCGGCAGAAGCTTTAGCAGATTGTACTGACGTAATCGTGCCAAAACCAGTAGCAGAAATAATAGAACCAGTTGCTACATAAGCGCTTGATACAGAGTCAAGACCAACAGCCAAAGCTGAACCAGAAACCAAAATTGCTGCGATTGCGATTGTTAATTGTGTTTTCATTTTAAAATCTCCAAAATAATAAATTGAAAATTCCAAATGTAAATCTTTTAATGCGAATCCCTTGTTCATCTATGAACACGTTTTGTTTCCATTCTATTCCATTAGCAAAAATATTACATAGGAAGCGTAATATCTCCTCGATTAACTTTAACTCCTCTGTTAAAGTGTACTTCTTCATTATTCTTCCGATTTCCTTTATACTATTATCATCAGAAGAACTTTAAACTATTATACATAAAGAGCTAATCAAAGTAAACTATTTTTAAATAATCATTTTTCTTTGATTTCTTAAATCAAAATGATTTAAGATGTGTATATTATATCAATATTGTGTATTTATGTACACTGTTTTTATAATACTGTTTTCTTAAGATTTTTCCGTATAACTATTGTTCTTAAGATGTGTATATTATATACAAGATGGGTATGGATGTACATTATGATTTTTTGTGAAGACAGGAAAAACTGTATTGAATAAAAATATAAATAGAGATATGTTTATTTATTAAAAAAGCGGAAAAATTATGGCGGATCAAGTGTATGTGCCACCAAGTTTGTGTATTGGTGATTGGCAGGTAAAGAATGAATGTACAGATGCTGCAGACAGTAAGACTATTGAGCAATATAATGCAGAAGCATTAGAAATCAGTGGAGCTACTATCAATGTATTCAAGTTGTTGGGTGTACATGAGCAAGGATTGTTGATCGATTTGACAGGTAAAGGATATCCGTTATCTTCTGGAGCAGCAGCCAGTTCTGATGCATTGAATGCATTTGATAGTTTGGCGAGTACTTGGGTGTCTGTACAAGTCGGAGCAGATGTTATAGCAGTGCCTTCGTATATTGGGTATAGTTTTGGTACTAAGAAGGTAAGTTCAGGAGTTGAGAAATATGCTAGGCCTGTTTATAATATCCAGCATATAACTACATTAAAAATTCAGCAGAGTTCAAATGTTAATCGCCGCGTTAGTCAAGTAAGAGTTGATAGAGCTAATGGTGAGTTAAAAGAGCAGCATACATTTGTTGGGGTAGGTGATGGATTTTTAGTTAATATTCAGCCTGGGTATTTTTCTCAAGAAAGTGTTATTATGTTGATAGCTAGTTCTGCTACTCAGTTTGATGTTATAAGTTCAGTGATTGGTTTTGTTGGAACAGCAAGTGTTGGAGTACCGTTTGCTACTAAAGATATAAGATTTACAATTCAGTCTGGTCTAGTACCATTTATTTCAGGAGATATGTTTTCTATAACTTTATCTTTAGATTGGAAAAGAGTAGATGTTGTTAATTTACCGAACACTAATCTTCTAGAAACAATATCAATATCTTCATCAGTTCCATCTCCATTTTGGCGACTAGTACCTTTACTGTTCTCGGGAGGACCAGGTGATCCCTGGGAGGTTGAAAAATTAGAGTTAATAGATTATCAATCAACTTCTATAGATAACATCCAGGACACTCTGTTTCTTGAAAATAGAGATAGGGATTATGCTCAGGTTTCTATTCCGTTGAAGTGTTCATATCAGCCATTTGATAGTATAGGAGATATGGGTAAGTTTGGATTTTCTATATTGGATCAGTATATTTTTACTTGTTCATTTGCACGGATGGTTGAGTTGTTAGGACGACCTGTTGTAGTTGGTGATGTTATCGAAGTTACACCAGAGTTAGCATATGATCAGCATTTGAGACCAGTTAAGAAGTTTTTAGAAGTGACTGATGCAGGTTGGAGTGCAGATGGATATACTCCTCAGTGGAATCCAATTTTGTATCGATTTCAGGCTATTCAGTTGTTGCCATCTCAAGAGGTGCGCGATATAATGAAGATGCCACAAGAAGAGTTGTTTACTGTTTCCGATGGTGATTTTTTCGATAAGACTTTTAATCAGACTACAACAAGTATTGACATTGCGTCAGATGCTAACGCAGCAGTAGCTAAAGATAAAGTTCCTGAAACAGGAGAAGATTTAAGTGCTGTTACTACTGGCGTAGAGGAATTATGGCCATCAATTACCCAGCGTACTGGTGGTATGTATGTTGAAGATGGATTACCTCCAAATGGAGAAGTTTTTGGAGAAGGGTATAAGTTGCCAGATGTTACTATTGCTAATGATGGTGATTATTATCGATTAAATTATGATAAAAACATGAATATTCCTGCTAGACTTTACAAGTTTAACGCAATAAAAGATAGATGGATTTATGTAGAAAGTGATAGACGATTTGAAACTTCTTCTCATAAGCCATCGGTAAGAAATGCATTGGTAAGTTTGACTAAAAAATCATTACAAGATAAGGATTTATAATGGCTATTCAACACTATTGGTATACAGGTCAATTGAGAAATTATTTACTTCAATTCTGTTCAGTATTCCATGGATTAAATGTGGTAACTGGTAAAGGAGAAGATGGAACTAAAATGGCAATACCAGTTCCTATTGTAGTAGGAAACAGAGATAGAGTAGTAGCTGCTATTCAAGCAGGAAATACCCAAAATAAACCCTTCTCTATTCCAACAATGTCTGCTTTTATGCAGGGTATTGACTTAGCTCCTGAACGTAGAAAAGGTGTTGGTACTAGAGATAGAAAGGTATTTCTTCCTAAAGGCGGAATATTTCCAGATGATTTAAAAACTAATTATCGATTAATGCCTATTCCGTATAACATAAATATCGAATTGTCGCTATACGCATCAAATACTGATCAAATGTACCAAATGCTAGAACAACTATTATTGTTATTTGATCCAGTTCTTCAAATACAAATTTCAGATGCAACTTTTGATTGGACTAAAATTACACAAATTGAATTGACTGGTCTTAGTAATGAAGAAAATTATCCATTAAGTGTTGATAAGCGGATAATAGTATGGACTTTTAATTTTACTATGCCAGTTTATCTTTCTGCGCCAATGGACATTAAAGATGAAATAGTTAGAGAAATTAATGTTAGATTAGGAAATATGGATGGCTTTGCCCCGCAACTTCAAGAGGTAGATGCAGAAGGTGAATTGCAACCGTTCTCTGAAGTTTGGGGACCAATCGTAAATATTACTTTTTAAACAAAATAGGTTTGAAGTTTTCTTCAAGATGAGGTTCGGTACCATGTCTACAGATCATAGTATAACATTCTGCTAAATCGGGTCTTAAGAAGGACATGATAGCCATACGCATACCAGAACCTAGTCTTGTAAGTTTAGTATATAAATCTTTTTCTGCTGGGGTTAAACCCAATTTTAAATATTTAGCGCGACCAAACCAACCAGCAGTGTCAACAATTTGAAATTCATTCTCAGCTAATAAATCTTTCATCTCTTGCAAACTATATTCAAACACATGAGCAGCCGGATTAGTCAACATTTGACCTACTTCTTTTTTAGGATTAGGCGAACTTACAACCAAAACTCCATTTTCTTTCAAGAGTTCTTTGCATTTTTTCAGTACTTTCTTTCCGTCTTCTACTGGAATGTGCTCAATAATTTCCATAAGCAAAATACAGTCATACTTTTTATTGCCAGGCAATTCATCTTCCATTATATTCGCTAAGAAAAATTCAATACCTTTTTCTTTATTTTCTAAATTTTCTTTACAATAATTAATGACCTTTTCACGGATATCAACTCCTGTATATGTAATAGTCGGTTTTACTGCTGGTTGAAATAGATTGCGCCAAAAATGATAAAATGTACCTTTACTACAGCCAATGTCAAGAATGTCTGCTTTATTTCCATTTTGCATTAAGATAGTGCTAACTGTATTTGCTACATAAGTATATCTCATGGACATTGACATATCAGCAGAAGAAGCAAAATTTAACCGATTAACACTTTCTTTTACAAAAATATGTTCATTGTCATCAATATGAGCATAATCTCCATACTCTTGCTCTTCATTTTTACTTTCAACTATTTTTTCCAATAACTCAATTTCATCAGGATCAGTGGCATGAGCTAACTTCAAATTTAAATACTGATTAGCAAAAACTTCATCCATTAATTCAAACTCTACATCAGTATCTATTCCCTTTTTAGCTTTCTTTGCTCCTTTAGGAATTTCCATCTTATATGTATTTAAAAATGGTGCAAATCTTTTTTCAACATTAGCATAAGCTAATTCACGAACTTTCAATGATAATGGTTTCATTACTTATCCTTAATATAAAAAAATATTATATCATAAAATAATTTTCATGTATACTACTACATTTTAGCCCAATCTTTAAATCCACCATTTATCAAATCTTCTTGACATGAAATTATATCTCTATCTCCATTAAGATGACCATTAATTATTTTACATTGTTCCTTATATAAATGCAATTCACTAGAATAAATATGAACAATTTTTAAATTTTCCATCTTAAAAAAATGTAAAGGCTTAATCTTTTCTATATTATTTTCTACAATTTTAAGATCATCGATGGATTGACCTAATGAAACTATTTTAGAATAATCTACTAGATTTTTTACTGACAGCGTCTCCACATCAGATGGAAGTGCTGTCAAATTTATAGATGGTGCTTTTAATATAACCTGAGGACAACTTTTACTAATATCATCAGTATCCTTTAAAGACACAGATGAACTAATATGCAAACGATCATATATTTTAAAAGGCAATCCTTTTAAATTTTCAATTTTACTCCCAATTACACTAAATTCTTCATTAACTGTAATCGGAAAACCGTCCAACGACTCTATACTCCAATTTCTAATTCTAAC